TACATCCAGCAAACTTAACAAACTTGGGAATAAATTATCCTGACTTAACTTTTGTTTAGTTTGTTGGCTTAAACAATTCACTTGAGCAAGATTATGTTGTTTCCAACTTTCAGAGAACCACATAATCATTGGTACATGTGTTTGTTGGCTCGGTGCGATTGCATAAGGTGAACCATGTAAATATAAACCATGTTCTCCGGTTGATTCGCCATGATCAGAAAAATACCATAAACCTGTCTGATATTTTGATATTTCTTTTAGAGTATTAATCATTTGGCTTAATACATGGTCTGTATATACGATTGTATTATCATAACTATTTAGCAATTCGGTTTGCGAACAGCCCTGTATCGCATTCGTATCACAAGTCGGTTTAAATGGTTGATATGCCTCAGGCGCACGCTTGTAATATGCAGGTCCATGACTACCCACCTGATGTAAAACAATCAAACGTGGGCGATCATCATCTTTGGCAATAGTAGCCAAATACTGCTTTAAGCTGTCAATGAGAATGTCATCATAACATTCGCCATCTTTACACCATTTTTTCTTTAAGTTTTCAGGAATTTGGTATTGCTCAACGCGATCACATGCACCTTTACAACCCGAGTTATTATCAATCCAAGTTACTTGGTAACCCGCACGTTTTGCAATATCTAGTAAACCTTCGCGGTGACTAGCTAATTGCTCATCATAATCTACACGTGGCATACCCGAGAACATACATGGTACAGAAACCGCTGTTGCCGTACCACATGAGCTCACTTGAGAGAAGTTGAAAATATCTTGTTTAGAAAGCTCCGGATTCGTATTTTTTGCATACCCATTTAGAGAGAAACTTTCGGCACGTGCCGTTTCACCTACAACAAGTATCATTAACTTAGGGAGGTTCTTTTGTACGCGCTGAACTTGGTGAGCATCTTGTCCATATATCACAAGAGGCAGATTTTTCTTCGGAGCCTTCTTATGATAGTAAGACATAAGCGATGAAATACTTTTTTGCGGTGAAATCATCCCTTTTAAATCACGATGCTCACGAAATATTGCAGCAAAATCGACATAGTAAGTAAAAAGTAAAACACCGACCACGGCCAATGAAGCTACCAGTGAAAATACCTTCTTCAATAACAACCGTGATACTTTTTCTTGTTTAAATTTAACTTGAGAAATTAAAAAAATGGGCAAAATAACAAAAAAAACTGTCCATAAAACAAAGCGTAAAGAGATTAGATCGGTAACTTCCGAAACATCGGTCTGCACCATATTTTGAATTTGGTCGGGTGAAATAATGATACCCAATGTGTTTACAAAATAAGAGCTAAAGCCACCAATAAATATCAATAAAATTGCAAAGATTTTGGCAGTCCATTTCCAATTTATTAATTGAAAAATTAAATTATATGCCGCTATTAAAATAACTAATGTCGCCCCTAAGAAAAGAACTGACTTAATACCATTATAAGGTGTAAGTTGATGGATTTTTTTAAAAAAACCTATATTCAGAAATAAACCTAGCCAGATAGATAAAAGCAAATTAAAATTTAATAGTGTAATATTATTACATATCTCTTTGAATTTTAAAAAATTTACTAGCATTTAAAAACCACTAAATATTAAAAACTCGAAATCTTAGCTAGTAAAACTTAAATAGAAATTAAAAAATGAGCTTAGTAACCAATAAGAATACAAAGCTATATTATTAAAAACAAATCTTTAAGCTCATCTTAATTTTAAAAATTTATTGTTTGATAAATTTATCATTTGAGACTCTTAGATGAATAATTCAAGTCATGAAATGAGTGAGTATATAACTAAAGTCCCCCAAGTTACCCTTCTATTCTGGATTACTAAAATCTTCGCAACTACTTTTGGTGAAACTGGCGGAGATAGTTTTTCAATGTCATTGAAACTTGGGTATTTAACTAGTACTTTTATTTTTGCCATAGTTTTTATTATCTTATTGATCTGTCAAATTAAGGCAAAAAGTTATAAACCATATTTATATTGGTTTACCATTATTGCGAGTACAACTGTTGGTACAACATTAGCAGACTTTGTCACTCGATCTTTAGGTATTGGTTATAGTGGAGGAAGTAGCTTACTCCTCGGCTTAGTCATCTTCTCATTATTGGGTTGGTATAAAGTTGAAGGCAGCGTCTCCCCTCATACCGTTAATAAACCTAAATCAGAAGTCTTTTATTGGTTAACAATTACCTTTAGCCAAACTTTGGGTACAGCTCTTGGTGACTGGTCAGCAGATACGATTGGATTAGGCTATAGTGGCGGGATTGCTCTTTTCTCAGCACTCGACCTCGGGATATGTCTTACACAATATGTCTCGCTTTATATTCAAAGCTACTTCTCGGTTCTCTAGAGCATTAAGCATCGTATCAATCTGCTGACTAGCTTGCATGAATTGCTCTTCAACTGAAGGAGGATGCGGTTTAGTTTCAGCTTGTTGTTTAGTGCAGCTAACTAATAGAACCAAAGAAATAGTTAACCCCAATGAATATAAAAGCTTTTCTAACATATAAGTATAAGATATAAATCATTGTAAATATTATATATTTCTATCAACTAAAATTCAGTAATTAAAATAGCTATCAATAAGATAGCTATTAATTAACTTTGCTTTTGGATGAAATCTTTTTAAGTGCTTCATCCAGAAACAGGTTATCCAAAGCAAAAACACAGTCATTAAAAATATGAGTAGCCACAGGCAAATCATTATACTCAGCATAGACATTGATTGCATGCTGGTCTAATGATAACGGGATGCTCTGTTCATAGCGTCTGGATCGGCATATAGTGCTAAATGCCGAAAGAATGGATTCAGCCACATACGAATATTCTGGCGGATCCGGAATGTGGCCACCTAAGAATTTGATTTGTTCGATTTCGTGCGGCGTTTTCGACGCATACGTTTTTTGGTATTTGTAGAGCTCGATGACTTTCCCAGAATTAAAGCCTTGTCCTTGTCTGCATCTTCCTGAATCTTCTGGGCTTGTTCTTTAATGAATAGCCAGATTGAAATGCCAATATCACCAAGATTAAGAAGCTTTGAGGCATTCTCCGGTGTATATGGCTTTTCAGACTCAACAGTTTTACCATCTACGATTTCGGCAAATACCACACCTTTCCAGTCTTCGATTAAGTGGGCGGCGCAAGCATCCATTAAAAGCTCGTGGTAAAGCTTGGCATCTTCATCTTTGACCATCACATCATAGCCTTTAGACGAGATCTGGTTTCCTGCTCGTTCAATAGCTACCTGAAAAGGCTTATAAGCGATACCACGGACTTTAAAGTCAGCCTGTACCTCTCCATCAATCCCTTTGTATTCACACCATTTTGATACGTCTGAGCTTTTAATAATTCCGACTTTTAAAGCCATAACTACCTCTGAAATTTTAGAAATAAAAAAGCCCATGGCATTCCATGAGCTTTAAGATTGATTATTAAAAATTAGACAAGAGAACGAATGATCATTGGACTTGTACGGACCTGAGCAAAGTTAATATCAATAGTAATGATATCGTCACCGCCACCATCTGGATGATTAGCTTCTTTGACTTCAAGCTGAGGGAAGTTCCATGAATACTTACTCCCCTTACTGTCTGTGATATCAAAAGTCAGTGTGAAGATATCTCGCGTTTTAATTGCATCAATCCAAGCTGCCGAAGTTGCCGAGAACATGAAGTTGGCATTTACGCCAATATCCATCATTTTCTCTAAATAAAACTCTGGTGTGTACGAACCTGAGCCAATACAACGAATAGCTTCAAGATTGTTGTTAAAGTTAATGGTGAGTGTCTGCAGACAAGCTTTACCCTGAATCGACTGCCCATTAATAAGTAACTTTTCAACATTTGGCATGCTGACAAGTGGGCGTGTTGAAGCCGGAATAGGATTAATAACTGGATTGACTTGCTGTCGTGTGAATGAGCTGCCTACAAGACCAAAGTTGCCAGTAATCTTACCCGTTGTCTGGATGGTCATTTCACCCGTATTCACTTGAATACCGCGATAAATAAAGACTTGGCCAATATCTTCAAAGACTTTTACTAAGGTAAGAGATTTACGTACTCCACCACCAAAACTTAAAGCATTTGCAGCCCAGTTATTGAAAGCTAAAACATTTAAGAATAAATCGAAGGTACCTAACGACAATTCAAATTCTAACTGACCTGTTACTTCAGCTTCAGTTACGACACTACCTTGGCGAAAACGTGAATCAACGACTTCACTACTATCTTCAGTAGTAACGTTTTCAGTCAAACTATCAGTAACACGTCGAACGGTGTACCAAATCGGGTTTGCAGGAGTTGTTCCCAATACAGCTTCTTCACAAGCATATAATCGAATTTTTGCGCCTGAACTCATTTATAGTTCTCCAAAATTTAGGCATAAAAAACCCGCTGGGTTAGCGGGCTGTTAAAGTGTTTCGTCTGTGTCTGAGATTTCCGGAGGTTCCACCCCTGCCATTGCAGCAGCTACAGCTTCAGATAAGTTTGTTGGTTGGAATTCCACAGGTGTTTCGGTTTGAATAATCTCAGGCTCTGGTTCAGGCTCTTCATGCAAGCGAATATCGATCCAGCGTCCCTCTGGAATGTCCATCGGATTTTCGTGATCTGCTATAACTGCCGCAAGTTCGAAATCAAACTTACGCTTGTAAGTTTTGATGGAAAGATCACCATTTTCTAAAGTTGAATATTCAACAGCTACCACAGTATTCCCATTGGCATCTTTAGGGACTTCGATATACCAACCTTCCTGAGCGAAACCAAGTGAACCTTTTAGCAAGTAATCGCCAGTGCCTACTTTTTCATAGTCAAGCGACTGCTTAGATGCGTCATCATTCAACTCAATTTTATAAGCAAATAACTTTACAATTGGAGAAGCTGCCTTAATAAAACCGTTTCCGTCAACTGCTGTATTTTGCGTAGTTCGAAAGACATACTTATATGCTTGTTGAGATTGAAGAGTTTTACCATTACTTAGATTAATTTTGTAATAGAATGGAGCACTTGAAACAGGGTCTGAAGGAAAACCAATAATTCCCATTAATGTTTTACCTTGAACAGCAGCTTGACGAATTAAAATACCTGCATGACCACCTTGCTCAATAGAATAGAATCCATTCTCTACATTACTCAAATCATCAGTTGTTGAAATATACTTCGTATCTTGTAATAGACCTAGTCCAAATGCCCCCACTTCCATTACATTTCCAACCGCAGTTCCAACGACTCTCGAAGCAGGATTGATATTAGGAATATTCGTGATTTGTGAAAATGCTGGTGCTAAATTGGGAATTCCGGATGCAAACGGCAGCATAAATTGCCGCTTTCCTTGGGCAGAGTTATATGGGAATGGCCGATGGTCCCAGTTAAATTTAAAAACAAGATTTGCCATTATGCAGTCACTCCATCAATCACCTGGAAAGTCAAAGTCTCGGTGTGTTGGGTATTGCCACCAACTATGGCTTTAATATCCATCTGACACAGACCTAAAGCCCAAGTTGCAGTGCTACTGCTTGATGTCACATTCAACCAACCTTTTTGGGTACCTTGATTCAAAGGTGCACAAGTTAACGTTGCTACAGCTGCCCCATCTAAAGTTTTAACCTGTGATGTAAACGTATAACCCGTCAGGTCAATTGCTCGACGCACGTCATCCGATGGGTAAGGTAAAGTTTCATCCATATCAACCAACTGTAGGTTTAAGTTGAATGTGTCACCACGCTTAAAAACAAAATTGCTCATAAGTGATTCCTATAGACATAAAAAAACCACCGATGAGGTGGTAGTGAATAAGACGTAAAAAAAACCGCTAATTAGCGTTTTTTTAATAAAAGAAATTTAAGGATTGTAATCTAAATCAACACTTACTCCAGTAACAACGTTATGTTTAGGCCCTCCGAGACTAACAACATTAGCCAAGCGTATATTCACATCAGAAACACATAGCCTGTTTTCAGATTGCCATTTGCTCAACTCAACAGACATAACATCTTCAAGATGTCTTTCCAGTTCTTGCCGTTTAATTTCGATTTCTTCTTGAGTAAGCATGCAGGACATATCAATTCACCCTATAACCAATAGTCACATTAAACTGAACAAAGTCAGCATCTTGACCGACAAAAATTGATTGTCCATTCAAACACTCTAAGTGTTCGACAGAGAAATATTCAAAATGTGCCAGCAATGTATCACTAAGTTCTGTTACTTCCCTGTCTCCAGTATTAGGACGGGCAAAACACTGAATTAAGATATTACCACTACGGCGTGTACACGGCTTACCCCCTAGTCCAGCTATAAAACTTGGTCCTCCCGTAATGGTTAAACGACACCACACACCTTTTGTTGGTACCGTAAAACCTGGTGCATTTGGATACTGGATTCTATCTTGAGAAATCCCTGTAAAACTCATCATTCGGTCCACGATAGCTTGTCTAGCTTGCTCTAAAGTCATTGCCATTTTAGCCACCGAACTTTTGAGTAATGTATGTAAACGTTGTGCTATAAATACCCAACGGCGCTTGATCTGACCAGCCGTTTTCTAAGCGCTCTGCATAAGGCTGGTTGTTTTGAATATAGATCAAACTCCCCAACTTAAACTTAATAGCTTGAATCGCGGCATCTTGCACGGCATTAGTAGAAGGCTCTTGCACACCATAGTCACCAGAACCAACTGAAACAATGTGAGAGGCCCGATAAGCTCCTGTGTCCACTGGACTGGAAACGACAAGTGATTGCACTGTATCCATAGTGATTTTCTTTACAAGCTCATATGCCTGTTTCTCAACTTCAAAACTGAAGCTGGTCGGCTTTGCTCCCGTCCATCCCATGGTTTTTAACCTCACTTGCTTCGAACATTTCAAAAAGGTCTTGAGATATCGCTTGAATCGAATACGCTTCAAACTCTACACTCGGCTCGCGCTCACCCATTCGCCGTTTTACTATTTGCCAGATATGAACAGCCTCATGTAAAAGCAATCCATAAACTTGTATTTGGTCCTTATCCGCTGTATCACCAATTTGGACAATTGCATATGCGCCGTCTGAATAAGAACTAACCTGAGCATCTTCCCCCATATCTAAAAATTGATCGGCTTTGCCCATATCTTCAAATAACAAATCCATGTGTAGTTGATTTCGAGCAAGCGTGTACTGCACATGTTGGAGTGGCGAGATATACCATTCGGGCACATAATTAGGATTAACCATGGTCTACCCTTTAACTTGGCAAAGGAGTTTCAGTCGCTTCTCTACCATCAAATGAGTTATGAAGAAAAATGCCATCCTCATATTTGGGATGGCATTCACAATGTATTAATGAATGGGGCTTAAGATCATCGTCAGGCACTACCTGAACGCTGTCATAAACTTCTAAAGCAGTCCAAGTCATTTCATTTTTACTCCAATAAAAAACCCACCGAAGTGGGTTTAAATTATGCAACTGAGCACTTTTCTAATTCTAATGACCATTCATCTCCAAATCTTCGATTAAGATAGTTTGTAATTTCTTCTTCGTATTTTGGAAATGATGATTCAGTAACAACTACAGCATTTCGACCACCTGTAACTCCATAGCGGTCAAAACCATTTTCTGCATCTTTGGAAGTTGTATTATTAGAAAGATAAACTTTTGCCTTACCATCTTTAATTAGACTAGATTTGCCTCTCACATTTGGGCATTTCTTTTCAGGGATTTCAATGACAATTACATATGCTTGAGTTGCCATAATTCAATTAAACCTTCTCAATTAAAAAATCGACACCTGCAGTCATACCGCCACTAAAACTATGCGCAGTTAACTCAGCAGACTCTTCATCATCTATTTGACCAATTTCTACAGCTTTTTCTTTTGAGTCAGTTGTTGTGATCCAACCGTCATTATCTGGAATTAAATATTTATCAGAATCGGTTAATTTAACGATATACCCCATATTATCCCCAAGAAAATATTTTAAAAATAGATATATAGCTTAAACCAATGAAATTAAGCAATAAAAATTTATACTCTCCTCAACTGACATTTCCAGCTTGCACCGATTGGATCTTGTTTGATATGCATGACGCGAAAAGTACCTTGCGCCGTGTTCCATTCATCATCAATCTTTGGCTCTTTAGTGACTTCATTTTGCAGCACAATAGCCTTCTTATCAGTTGCCTGAACTCCAAGAGTTAAAACTTCATATTGGTTATAAGAAGCAAATAAAACACCACGGCCTTCGTAATGCTCAATTACATCTTCTGAAGTATTCGTTTTAGGATTCCAATTCGTACTAACAATACGGTCACAAGTAAAGGGATGAACGGCATCGGCAAGGTCCTCATTAAATGCTTCAGCAATATCAGCCTGAATCTCGTCTCTTAAGCTCATTAGATTTTCCTAATAAATATCACTGATCGACGCTTACAATATGGCTTGATCAAATCAAGAATGTATTGTTCAGTTGCATTAAGCTTTACAGATCCGTCTTGATATTCCTTTTCAGACTCAACCTCAGCTTTCACTTTTTTTCGCTTTAATGCCTGTTCTTGGCCTTGATATAGCTCACCCTTCATGATGCCTTTAATGACTTCAAATGACGCTGTTTTCAGGGCTTTGGGGACCGTTGTCACATCTTCATAAGGCTTGACGTTACGCGCTAATAAGTAAGCTTCCGATTTTTCAAGATAGTCAGCTTTATCACTGTCAGATAAAGCATTAAAGCCTGCTACACGTTCAATTGCTTCTTGTTCAGTGATAAAGCTCATGGATTATTCCTTTGGAATTAATGCTAAAAGTTCTTCTTTTTTAGCGCCTGCTTCAAATGCAATGCCTTTTTCAGTCAAGACCGCACGCAACTCATCTACTTTGAGACCTGCATAGTTAATTGGTTGCGGTTGAGTATCACTGGGCTTTTGGCCATCTTCAGGTGTTTGACCCCCTTCACCTGCTTCCAGTTCAGCAATACGTGCTTTCATTGCCTCAGGATCATTTTGAAAGGCAATAAATTCACCCTTTACAGTAGCCAGTTGTTCTTCTAACTCAGCAATTTTTGTTTCTGTCATTTGTTGTCTTTCCCGTGCACGGTTAAATGATGAAAGTCCCATTTATGGATCTCCAAATAGTTAAGGCGGTATTACCCGCCTTTTTGTTATTTGATCTTGTGCTTGAATGCCACAATTCGGATCTGCTTAGGATCGTAAACACGTTCCCAGTTTGCAGCAGTTGCTAGACCAGCGTTATTAGGAGCAATACCTGTATCACCCGCCCATTTAATGCCACGAGGGTGTAATACAAAGTGACGGCGATTAATAAGAATATCTGTTCCTGCTAGACTATCACGGTCTGTTTCTACACCAACCGGTGCCCCAATATCTTGGAATCCAATCGCGCCATAACCAAACAAGTAAGAAGTAAATACGTCGCCTTCAACTGGCATGCTGTCATCTACAATCACACGGCGATCCATAAAAGTTTTGTAGAGCACAACACCATCAGCATCACGCACAGTTTCAATTAAACCTTGCTTGGCTAGTGCTGCCATTGTGAATGAGTGCATTGAAATCGCTGTTAATTTATCAACAGCATCACCCAGTTTATAAGATGCATCGATAAATGAATGACCATCAATTACGGCTGCTGCTCCAGTACCAGCCGAAATGTCATGGGTATTACCTGCCATGCTTGCAGACCCAAATACACCTTTAAGTGTATTTACGGTAAACCCCTGAAATTCACGAGCCCAGTAATCTGCTACAAGATCAGCAATCGCACCCAATGGGTCATCACCAGATAATGCTTTAGACAAATCATTTGCACCCCAAGCCTTACCACGGGCATGCAAAATAGCAATATCTTTACCAGCCGTGATGTTATTTACCCCAAGAGCTTTACCATCTGAAAGTACTTCGGACTCACCGCTTAAATCATTCCAGAAAGGAATATTTACTGTGGTACCGCCTTCTGTACCAAAAGCAACTTTTTCATCAAGCTCCCCAACAATGCCTGACTGCCATAAAGCAGACTTCTCGGCAGTCTTATTTAATACGTACGGAGTAAATAACTCAGGTACGATTACATCAGCAATTTTTGTCTCAGCCATTAGGCTTTACTCCTTAAAGTTTAATACCGTGTTTTGCCGCTAGCTCTTTAGCTAGTTGCGGATTTTCATTTCGTAATTGCGCCAATTTGGTCATATTTACCGTGCCATCTGCTTTGAGAATGTCTGGCTGACCTTTTGAATTGTTGCTACCTGGTGCACCCATACCATTTGGTTTTGGCCAGAAATACGGTTTTTGCTCACGTAGAGATTCAACCCACTCTTTTGGCGATAATGCTGTTTGGCCATCTTTACCAATGACCACGTCCCCATTTTCATCAACTGCTACTGCTTTGCCGTTTTCATCTAATGCAAATTTTGACTGAGCTAAAAAGGCAATATCGGCAGTAGCTTCTGGCAATGCTTCAAGCTCAACAGCAGCCTGTACAATTTGGCTTTGAATCACTGATTGCTTGAACTTTTGTGCATAAGCTTCGGCTTTATCAGCACGTTCTTTTTCGGCCTTCAGTAACTTTTCATGTTCTTCACGCATCTTCTCGGTGCGCTTCTGAATCACTTCGTTAACCTTGCCTTCCGCGATTAATTTGGCTTCTTCGTCTTGGTCAATTTGAGCAAAGACTTTTTTGACAATTTCAGGATCAATACCTTCAAATTGTTTCTGAAGCTTTTGAAGTTCCAATTTTGCATTCTTAGCAGCATCTCGCTCGCTTTGAAGTGCAGATTTCAAACCTTTTGGATCTTCATAACCTTCTAAATCAAGGCGAAACTTCCCGTTTTCCTCGATATATAAAGCTCGGTGTTCTTCTTTGATTGCATCAAGTGAATCAACAATAAATGGCAATGACATGTTCAAACCTCTCGTTTGATTTGGGTAAAGCCTTATCTCAAGGCATTAAAAAAGCGCCCCTAAGGACGCTAAATTTCGATTGAAAACTTAGTAATTTGTTGCAAATAAACGGTAGCCTTCTAGCTCCCAAAGTTTATTTTCAGCTGACTTTTCTGCATTTCCACGAGCCATACGCTCACCAATTTCAGCATCAAAGTTTTCAGCATTCACACATGCACTAAAACCCGTTGCTAAGAAAAACTTTCCATCTAAAAATGCATGGACAAAAGTAGATGTCGTGCCACCGGGGCGTTGCTCAACCGTATATGTAACACGCTCCATCAATGAATCAATTTGCGCTTTAGTTACTCGGGGTGCCACAGACTTTTCAGCTAACTCTTGCTCTGTTACTTCTTTGATCATTTTCTTCTCACAAAAAAAGCACCCGAAGGTGCTAAGGTTAAAAATTAAGTTCTAATTGATGAGTGCAATTGCTTTTAATCTTTCAAAAGTAAAACCATAAATTGCCATGGCTCTTGAAATCTTAATTTGAAGAAATGGCACCAGAATTAATTTTGTGCTCAGAATATATTGAGCATCTGACATAGTGATTTGCTTTTCAGACATTTGTAATACCTTTCGCTACATTTCCTTTGTTTGATTTGGCCTTGGTGCATCACTCACTAAGCGAACACCATGAGCACCATATGCTTCAAAAGTTACAGTAATTGTTGCGGGTCCATTTAAGGCATCAGAATTCATCTGTACTGCTCTTTGTCCAGCTAGAGGTTGTCCAGTTTCTTCATCACAAATAACCAGATAACCTTTCAAAGTAGGGTGACGCTTTAGCACTAAATGTCTTGACTCACTCATAAGCCCAACTCCTTAAAGGTTTGCTCATCCAACTTTCGAAGTTGGTTCAATGTGTAAAGTCGCCCTTCAGGATCGAAGAACTTATCAAAATCAAATTTCCCTTCCTTATAGAGCTTGTAACGCTTTGGTCCTAACCATTCTCTTTGAAAGAAATCGTCTGTCTTTTTGAAGAACTCTTTAAAAGTGGTGTTGGCATCCAACTGCCCTATTAATTGGCTTCGCTCATCTTTTGGAATATCCTTTACTCTTCGCTCATCCATTACAAATGGGCGTTCACCGACAAGTCGACCGTCTTTCTCTACAGGTACCAGAATACTTCGGCAATTGGGATGCAACGGCGGTACCCGTTTCGCTGGGTCGTTTATTTCCCAAACTGAACCATCCAGAGATGCACAAAGTTTTGATGTCCTTCCGTCAAGCGTTGCAACCAATCGGACATATTCAAAACCAATCTGATCAAAGCTCTTTAGATATGCTTGGTTGGCCACATGACTTCGCACAGTTCTTACGGTTCGTTCAATATCCGTCTTGGTACTGCTTAAAATGCCATCCTCATAATTAAGCCTTTTGGTGCCGCGAATACGTTGAACAATTTCCTGATTAGTTTTACCTGAGTTAATACCATCCCGAATTGCATACTCAACCTTTTGACGAGCATTTTCAGCAATTCTGGATAGCAGGTCATCAACAAGAGCACCGCCTACCAATGGTATTTTTTTAGCTGCGGCATATAGCTTTTCACCATTTGGCTTTTTGATCTTGCCGCCATATAGCTTCGCCGTGTAATTAGCTTCATAAACAGCCAAGGCAGTAGCAGAAACAGCGAAAGCTTCAGGTAATGCAGTATTTAGCCCAATAAACCACTGAGCAATCAGATCACGAATTTCTTTAAGATTAGCTGTAGTGTACTGCCCACTTGCTAGAGCCACCTTTTCAGAATCATTTAATTCATCAAGCAAATCCCGAAGCTTGGCCAACATTAATGTCGACTCATCATTAAAGATTTTTAATAGCTCATTAACAGATTGAGAAGACACCCGATATAAATACGCCTGATGTTGGGTAAGTATTTCAATCAGCGATTTATCTTCTTTTGAAGCCATGCGTCACCTCTACAAAGGAGTGTTATCTCGCTCTATTTCTACCCGCTTCACTTCTTCCTGATAGTCGTGAGCTGGTAATTTACCTGTCATCAGGTATTCCCAATATGTGCGGAAAGAGTTTTTCCCTGAAATAGCACCCTCATAAAGCTGTTTTGCAAGATTAATATCCGTGACCTGCACAATAAACTCAGGTTCAACTGTAAATGAATATTTTGTCGAATCCAGCTTTAACCACTGCGCTGCATACTTAATGGCTTGTTCAATTGCTGCAGCTGCACACATCACGATACTGTGAAGACTTGCTTGCTGATCGTCTTGCCGTGCACGGCGCGCTTCACCTGATTCCTGTGTATTGGTATCAACTACTTTAGCCCCAGCTTCTAATGCTGAATTCTTTTGCGCATCCATTTCCTTTTTAGTGAGTTCAATGCCGTTACCTGAAATTTCTAAATAACCACATTGTGAATTTGGAGGAAGACTCCAGACAGCCATAACACCAGTAACGCTAATATCATCATCATCGTCATCATCAAGGCCACTAATCCAAGGCTGCGGATGAGCTGTATGGTGAAGTGACTGGTAATAATCTGCACTAAGTTGGTAATACTTCAGAGCAGCCTTGGCCATTGTAAGCAATGGTACCGTACCAACATCAGGCGAATTATCAATCGTGCCGCAAAAAACAAACGGCGTGAATGAAAGTTGGTTACCCCCTAAATCAGGCGTTTTATCTTCTTCAATAGATCCATCAAATAAACGGACAGTTAGCGCACCGTCTACCATAGATAAAACACGGTGGACCGTTTTCGTATCATGGCCAAATTCATCTTCACTATTATCAAATTGCTCCTCGAGCACTAACAGTTTTAGATCTTTACGACCACCGATACTGTTTTCCTTCCAGTTGATAATAGATAACGCATCATATAAGGCGAAATATGGCACTCCGTTAGCATCAACATCGACAAGCAGCCCACAGCGCCCAAACTCTAGCAACTCTGAACAAATGCGAATAAAGAGCTGTTTAAGCCCAAAACCGTCATTTGTTGCATTCTCTATCAATCCTTTAAGTAGAGAACTTTCAATCACAATATTCGGCTCAAGCTTTGAAACTAACCCGATCATTGTGCGTAATGCGTCCTGAACCCATAGCGGATACTGAGCTCGACTTAGATAGGCCTTATAAATCTCTCCAGTCGTATCACCTTGCTTTTCAGCCTCAATCATTCCGGCCGATTTAGCTAGGTACTTTGTTTGTGCCTGTTTGATCTGCTCTTCACCAGCAACGGCGTCACGCATAATCAACCAGCTTTTTTGTGCAGCAATATACTGCGGATGTTTATCAGTAACTGCCATAAAAACACCAATAAAAAATCACCTGTAAAGGTGCATTGTTTAAGACATCCCGCGAATTCTTCGAACTCCAACAGATTTCTTGTCGATCGGGAATAAATAAGCGATTGGATATGTACCTGCATCATTCATATGGTCAAAACCGGCACTCTTATCCGGCTGTCCATAATCATCATAGATTCGTCGCTCTAGGCATTTAGCAAAGTGAGGACATTTATCTACATTTACGAATAATCTGCGCTCAGATAATGTATTGCAGAGCATACCGTTCATTGAGTTAATACGATCTTTTACTGCTGGATTTCGACTATTCACATGAACTTTAAAACCTGCCTTTCTTAATAAAGCCAGATCTGTCTCACTAGCATTACTCGACTTTCGATTCTCACCTGAAGCATCGGGATAAACTGCAACCTCGTGATTAGGATATCGCTCTTGGATAGCCTCAATCATTGCTGGAGTATCGAATAGATTAAAGAACTCATCTACCGCATGCATATGCTCACCACGGCGAACATATACCACAGCAGCCATTTTAGTTACGTTGAAGTCCATTCCCACATGAAGAACATCATTAACCTTAACTGTTTCACTTGATGCACTTAGCAACCGGTTAAAACAATAGTAGATGACACCTTGATAGCTCTCAAAGCTTGCTTCATGTTCCTGACTAAATGTCTTAGGATCCATTTTGCGTTTAGCAACAATGATTTCAAACTCAGGAATATTTCCACCTTGTAATGAAGTGTAAGAAAAGCTTTTACAGTCTGGTTCATGCCCTGGCTGACCATCCATGAATGTGTCATAACAATGGTTAAAGCCTTTAGGCATACCAATTCTTAAAACATGGCCACCAACTCGCTGTTCGCCGTTCACCATATACTTACAGGTAGAAAGCATCGGGCGAAGCACTTCTTCCCATGCAGCCCATTTACAGTCGGCCCATTCATCAATAATTAAGAAAAATAAACCAGATCCACGAAGGTCATCATAGTTATCTAGACCAACGACACGGATAATATGGCCACTTCTTAAAGTAATTGAACATTCAGTTTCATTGGGACTGTTCTAAATTTTGTGTAAGTACTTAATTTTCATTTATCCT